CTGCATGATAAATGCTGCAAGGTTAGCACTTAGGATGTAATCGAGCTGAGAGCAGCCATTGCTGGAGAGCAACACAGTCTTTTCATCTGTGGTCTTGAATGGCAGTGGATCAAGGCTGCTCAGGAGCTTGAGATAGGTCTTTTGAATGCTATTCTCTCCGTACAATTTCTCGACATAGTCCATCTCAATCCCGGCAGTAATCAATGGATTAAATTTGCTATCCACTGCCTTCTTGAGCTGCTCTGATACCATGTCGGCAGTCATCACATCATAGTCAGTAGGCACAGTGATTTGCGGAAGTGCAGCCTGTATCTTGTCGCTGTCCATCAAGGAAGATGCAAAAAGTGCATTATACCTCTGGAGCATGATGTAAAAGCAGACCTTGCGATAAATCTGTGCCAGATGAACGGTCACCGAAAAGCAGAAGGTGTTTAGCTCCTTTCGGTCATACTCTTTGGCTATGCCAGACTGAGCAGCTGGTATCTGGCTGAGCAATTCCAGACCTATGGCTTTGAAGCCTTGAAATTCCTTTTGTAATATGTCCTCTTGAAACAATTTAACTGTCTCTACTGGCCTCTCTATGTAGCCAGCCGGAGGCACTGGTGGAATCTGTGGAGTAGGATTAACTGCACTCACCCGGTCAATGTTAATCTCCATTAGGCCGAATGGTGAGCTGCTTGCCCTGCCTGAGCCTGAGCAGTCATTACAGCTGACCTTCTCCTCCTTCCTATTTGTCCTTATCCCTGTGCCATTGCAGGTCTTACAGGGTGACATCTTCAATGCCCACTTTTGAGGCAGGGCATGCATTGCCCAAAGTATGTTAAGGTCATCAGTTCTGAATAGCACTTCATTCCATGCCGGTAGGCAAGGAGCAAGCACCGAATCATAGACTAATTTGCCATCCTCTTCTTCGTAAATAATGTTGCCAACCTTACAAGCTGGCAAATAGCCAAACTCATAGGGCAGAATGAAGACCTGGAATGGCTGGTCATAGGTGTATAGATTGACCTGCCTGAATAACATCAATCCCTGAGTGGTGATGCAGAGAAACTGATCCCACTTCTTGCGATTCATGTCTACATACTCATCAACCTTAGTGATGACAAAGTCCTCCTCTTCCCAGATTAAATCTTCTGATTCAATAATCTGAGGGTAAGGTCTTGACCAGTCTAGAGTAGTAGTGCCTGATGGGTCTTCTACAAAGTCTTCATAGTCCGGCAATGTCACCACTACCGCATTCGCATCCATCAGATAGGTTTTCAAAAACACATTAAAGAGCCATGTCTCAAGGCTGCCAGTCTTTGGCAGTTCATCTTTGACATAATATTCAAGAGTGTTGTCATTGAGTCCTATGCGCTCTGCTATGCCTGTCTTCTGAAAGTCAGACTCAAACTTTATCTTAAAATCATCAGCCTGCTGAATCTTTTGCAAGAAGGTGTAAACCCTTCCTGTGGCAGTGGTGGTAGGTGCTTGCCATCTACGCCTTCTGTACTCCTTCATCCAAGGTTCTTCACTCGGATGTTGGGTGCGAAGGAGTTTTTCGGGATACTCGTTCTCGAAGTGATACTCCAATTCTTCGGCTTTCTCACGAGCATATTCAATATATTCGTGCCTGCCTTCACGGATTTCCCGATCGAGCAACTTAGATAGGAGTACCCCGATTAACTCTTCCATGTTTAGTTAATTAACCTCCGCAATTTATTGTTAATGTAACTTCCTGCTGGCCGAAAACACAACCATATTCATTGGTAACGGTTACCATGAAAATGTAAGTGCCATTGACAGTATTTATCCAGTTCAAAGTGCCAGTCGATGATTCCATTGTCAGAACAATGTCATTGATGTCATCACTGCCATCAAGCTGTTCAATTGACCATGTTAATGCTGGTGCGCCTGAGATAGCACCTACATTCAGGACTGCTGCGAATAAAGCCTCTTCAGTACCTTCAGAGCAAAGTGATGTCCAGTTGAATCCCTGATAATCTGATCCACCTTGCATTGAGATGATGTAATAGAGACCCTCAAGGAAGGTGTCAGTATCGAACTCATAAGGCAAAGGATTAACCTTACTCACCCAGTTCACCGATACTTCGGCCATCTGGTAAGTGTTCAGGTCAGCAGTTACTACTGGATCACCGATAACAGTCACATAATAGCCGGAGGCATCCCAGATGCGACCAGGAGTGAAGTAGTAGAAGTCGAAGTTCTGAGCAGTAGCAAGGATGTCATTGTAGAACTGAACATTGTTCTGAACTACACCCTGCATGTCCTGGTAATTGATAGTATGGGTCTTTGCAAGAGCCTTTGTGTTCTGCATACCTCTGCCAGCAGTGGTTGCAGTTTCTGGCCTTGGCTTTTCACCAGAGGTATTGAAGACCAGGTAAGCCTCACCATTTAGGTAGCGGTCATAAAGAGCTGCTATCCAGAGGTCAGCAGTAGACTTCTCGTTGGCAGTGAGGGCAGCAGACTTACGAACATAAGCCACCGCCACGATCTTATTCTGAAACTCTGGGTCACAGAGAAAGTTCTGATAGCACCCTACATCGGGGCATGTTAATGAAAATATTGACATTGTTTTTTTAGCAAGTTAAGCAACTTGAGTTCCTGGGCTGAAAGCCCTGAATGAGTGCCTGAAACTTCATTTGTGATAAAGTTTCAAATGAGCTTTGATTGGTGAAATCCTGAGTGGTGGCAACCTCAACATCTCCCCGAACAAAGATTGACTTCCCTTCCCAGATAAAGTAAGGATACCGGGTGGCATCGATCATCGCAAGCTGTGTATCCAAGTCAAAGAAATCTGTATGCAAATCTATGGATAAATCCTGTTTATTCTGGGGTCTTCTATGTACCCCATTAGATTGTCTGTATAGGCTTTCTTCTATCACCGGCTTTTCTCCTCCACCATTAAGACCAATGCGAACTCTCTGCTTCCAGCCATTAAAGTATTCAAAGCCTTGGGCAATTGAGTCTGAATCCTGCCAAAACTCAATCATTGTACTAAAGCAATCAGAGGCATCAATGTTAATGATGTTGCTCAGGCTGTATAGCTCAAAAGAGGTCTCTGTTTCAGGAGGGCATTCGCACGGTTGATACTCGGTTGCAAACCATAGAAAATTCCAATTGTCTTCAGCATCCGTAACTCCTGATTGCATTCTATATTCTTGACCACAATCAACCGTAACTACCCATGTAAAAGTAAAATCATTCAGAGGTTCACTATAATCAACAGTCATACCAGGTATGCTATTCCCAAAGTCAACAACAGTAGTAATCAAATCAATTGGCGCAATTGGGAAAGGTGTTGGGCATTGATAGACCTGAGAGTAATTTGTCCCATCGAATAACGCAAATGTTAGAAACTCTCCAGGATAGTCCTCATTCATTGTGTTTAATTCAATCAATCCACTCAGAAAGTAATTGAAGGTTAATTCACAAGTTCCTGTTGGCGGTGTAATGGTAGGCTCATTATATAAACCAATCCGGTAACACCCTTGCTTGCTTGGAATTGTAACCGATGCTTGCAACTGTTCAGCATCAATTGTGCTGCACACACAAGTGTAAGGCTCAGTTGTAAATAGCTCATCATTTACACCACCAGACAATTCATTGTTAAATGTGTAATCAAATCCACATGGTAAATTAGAAGCAGTGTAGGTGAATGTATAATTGCCATCCTCCTCCGTTATCACTATGCCAAATGCTGATGCAATGGCAGTGATGCTGCTCATGGTCAATTCGGGTAAGCCAAAAATTAAAAGAAAGCTACCAACACCAATAATTCCAGGCTCATCACTTTCAATTGTCCATTTAAAATTTACCGGAGGATCAAAGAGAGATGAGGGAATAGCATTATTTATTGCATCAAGGTAAGCCTCTACATTTTCAGCTGTCAATACATAGCTGAATGCATATTGACAAGCTGACTCACAGGTTATAGATGTCGGTCTAATTGCCGTACCTATCTGCTGAATGAATGTTCCATCCTGCTCAAACAACCCAACTAATGCAGAGTCAACACCAAGCATGTTGGCATCCCAGACATTAAACTGGAATTGGTCTCCTGGCTTGGCCGGCATAGCATAGAACTCCTCAGAGACATAGCAGCCTGAAGTAAACTCTACAAATTCAAAGTCAAATGTGTCATCATTATAAAGCCATCTTCCTGCCTGAAGTGGATAATAAGGCAATGCATTTGTTTCGGTGTAGGCACTTAAAAAATTGTAAACCGGATTTGCAAATTCATCAGAGACAAATCTCTGCCAAAGCCAATTGCCATCCAGTCTGCCTACCAAAATAAACTTCCTTCTGGAGGCATTTACAAAATTAAATTGAACTCTTTCGTAAGTAGTGAATGAAGGATAGTTAACTGACTTTACCCATCCATCCGGCATGGTGAAACTATTATAAGTAGCCAGTACGGAAGTGGTATAATCAGTATCACCAATGGATGCCTGAATGATGCGCTCCATAATGCTGATAATGTAGGTATCATCTCCATCCAACTGAGGCAATTCAAATAGCCTTTGATTTTGATAAGGCAAATTATCGGCAGGAAATCTACTTACTACTCCATTTACAAGTTGCAAGTCTCTTGCTCTGGCAAGTGCAGATGTAGCAACATTGGTTGTCTGGTTAAGTGAATATACAGGAGGGAAAAAAGCAGACCCATTTAGATCAACAATTTTTAATGCCTCTCTTGCCTTAACCTCTTGCTCTACTAATGTAAAGTCAACCCCAATCGGGAAAAAAAGACCCGGAGTAAAGGCATTGACATTAGCATTAACTACCTGCTGTGTGGTGTTGTTAAAAAACCCATTGATGGTAATTACCTGACCTGCTGTTGTAGCCGTAAGGTCAGGGTTAAAGATGTTAATGTTATACTCCCAATTGGGGATGTCGCTTATTTTTTGAATGGTAAAATCAAACTCACCGAAATAGGGTGACTGGGTGTAAGTGTTTATGAATTGCTTGACCAGGTTATACCATTGATTTATGGTTTTGCCTGACCAAGGGTTAGTAGCAACATAAGTAACCAAGTCATTCCTGATTTCATTGAGAAGGTCAGACATGATCTGGTTATCCGGGTAAAATCCGGCATTCCATGCTTTGCTAAATCGGTAAAATGGATGTGGATTAGCCATTGCTCAATGTGTCAATTATCATCTGTGTCGATGTCTGAAGAACTCCATTAATAGTTACCTGATTAGCAACTAAAGCTATAACCGAATAGTAAATATCATTTTGAATCGTTGTCAAAACCACTTCATCAGAACTATGTTGTAAATCAATGACATTGTATTCTAATCCATTAAATAATAACAATTGATTATCAAAAATTAGTTCTAACATATTATTGTGGGATTATTTGAATTGACCTAATAAATGCTGAGTATGTTGCTGCACTTGATGCAGTTGTTACAATTATATATTGACTGACTGTCCAATCTATGGCAGAGATAGTATTCGTTCCATTAATTACATCGGTAATTGCTGTTGTGCCATTTTGTGGTAAATTATATTGGGTTTGTGTTGTTGGGTTAATAATTAAAACACTTCTTTCCATTATTGTAGCATTATAAGCTAATGCTGCTACAAAATTCCACAATCCTAAGTTAAATGCCCCCACAATGCTTGCCGGGTTTGTTCCAATGTAAATTCTGGTAGCTACTACATTAAATCCAGGATTGTCTTTTCTAATTCTTACAATAATTTTAAAAGAAGTTTGTGCAGAAAATGTATTCGCAGGAATTAAGAGAGTCTTATTAATTGTTTCAGCAGTTCCGGTTGCCTGAGTTTCTGTGGTGTCTAATAGATATGATGCATTAATAGTGCCACCATTTCTTGTCCAACTTAATAATCCCGAACCATTAGTCTGCAAAACCTGACCACTTGTACCTGCATTAACTGGCAATGTTAGATCATAATTAGAACCCATTGCCTGAGCCTTGATTCCTACCGATTGAGTTCCACTTCCTGAAGGTTCAAGAAGTCTAATTTCTCCGGCACTTGTTCCATTGCTAAATGAAGGCACAGTAGTGTCAATAACCACATTGCCAGATGCATCAGGAAGAGTAATAGTTCTATCCGCAGTAGGCGCAGTTAGTTGGATGTAGGTCTCATGGGTGTCAGTCTCTGATCTAAATCCAAGTACTCTGGTAGCCTTCTCCCACCATGTAGTTAGGTAGTTGGTTATCCCAGTAGGCGCAGAGTTGGCAGAGTGAATATGAAGATGTCCATTGCCATTGCCTGTGCCTATCTTAGGTGTTTCAATCTGCACAAATCCACCTGAATAAGTGAGTTCAGGAATGCCTCCGAATGCTCCGGCATTGTTGTATTGAACCTCTGTGTCTGCTCCCCCTGGCACACCTCCTGATGTACCACTTGAGGCTGCTGTGATTCTGCCTTGTTGATCAACGGTTATGTTGGCATTGGTATAACTATTAGGAGTGACAGCAGTATTAGCCAGGTTCAAAGTAACTGCTCCACTTGTGCCTCCTCCACTTAATCCAGTTCCGGCAGTTACCGCTGTAATGTCTCCTCCTCCCCCTCCTCCAGAGATTGGGAAAAAGCCAACCATGCGCCAACTTCCTGAGCCTTCAGAGACAAGCATGGCACAGTCTCCGGCAGCAGTAGTGATGTCTGAGCCTCCGGGCAACACAAGAGTTGCTGAGTCAGTCAAGGTACATACCCCATCGAAGACCAGGATAAACCTTGCCCCTGCCGGACAAATGCCAAATGAATTTACACCATTGAATGCTCCGGTTATGTGCAGATAGTTGCCCGATGCATTTGCCAGATTAATAGTTGCAGCAGCAGTTAATGCACTTCCCTCATTCTCATAGATCGCATTCTCCAGAGTACTCTTGTCCTTCTGGGTGACAAAGCTATCCACAGCATCATCAAGCCATGCCCTGAGTAGTGCAGGTGTGATGAAGTTAGTGTTATTGTCCGGGAAGTTAGTTAGTGCATTGGCATCTAATGATGCCCTGGTTATGTTAGCCATCTATGTCGAAGCCATCGCTGAAGCCATCTGAGAAAGCACCTCCTTCAAGGGCATCCTGTGCTGACATCAGCAGAGTGAATTTAGTTGTACCTCCGGAAGCATCCTCTGGCTGATTGGTGGCCTCGGTGATAAACCCTTGAACATCCAAGCTACCAGAGGTGAGCCTGACTTTCCGGTACTGCTCATCTTGGCTCAAAGTTAAGAAATCGCAGAGACTTTGTGGATAGCTAAACTCAATGCCTATCGGCTTAAATAAGTACTCCTTTTCTCCATCCCTAAGCACATCCGGTCTTGGGCTGACATTTTCATAAAGTGGGTCATCAATTAGATACTGCTGGCAAGGTTCGGTGCTGTCATTGATCTGGGAGTAATAGCCGGTCTGATACTGGCCTACTTGAAACTGAAGCTGTGGATTTGTGAGTCCAAAGGTGTGCATGCCAAGCACCTTCCACCACCTGAGTGCAATTCGTGCCGGTGTGTGCCAGATGTTGTAAAGGTTTTCTAATGGTGAGCTACTGAAGGCAATGAAGCTGGATGGCATGCTGATTTCTCCAGGAGCAAAGGTAACTGTGCCTGTCTCCTGAGGCAGATTGAAGCAAGTACCTTCAATGTTGTCTAATGTCACCTCTGCTCTGGTCAGCCAGATGATGAATGTCTCATAGTCATTTGGCCTATCTGAAGTAGCACCGCCAAATGTTATGCCGGATAGCCTTCTGCTGAACTCAATTGCATAACCTTCTCCGATGATGTTTGTTCTCATGTCCAGCTTTGCTGTTGAGTTTTCAGCCATTGCCCGGTTAGCAACAAAGTAATTGCGGTCAGTGTGTATGGCAAAGACTCCAGAAAGCTGTATGTTTTTCCATGTGTCGGTAAAGCCAAGGGTGATGTTGTTCATTAACATGTCAACCTTAGCCATCTGGGTTACTTCACCGACATTGTAAAAGGTGGAGCTAATTGAGTTTTGGTAAAAGTACTCCCTTGGCTCAACTCTGATTTTCCACTCTGATCCAGTCCACTCAAATGCCCATCCGAGGCAAAAGATTTTGTCAAGGTCTTCAAAGATGGCTTTCCAACTTGTCCTTAATGCTCCAAGTCCATCCTGACCATCTGCCTGCCTTAATCTCAGGCCATTGGTCAGAACATTGTTCCAATAGCAGCCATTATCAGCCTCACTAAAGCAATCAGACAGCAGCTTATTGTTACTGCCAGTCATTACATAGATGCTCCTCCTGAGCCATTGCTCAATGGTCAGGCAATTGGCTGTGGAGGCATACTCTCCAGAGTTAATCTCATTCAGATTGATTGTGTAGCCATTGCGAATGGTTACATCTACTGCCTGATTAACCGTGCTGAAAGTATATTGACCAAATATTAGTGCAACAGTTATGCCTACCCCAATAGTGAATGTGCCTGTATATGTAGTATTTACATTTATAAACTGACCGGGTGCAAGTGTAATACCATATAGATTTACAGAAGGTGGGAATGCTTGCGGAATATTGCCATTGAATTGTAAGAGGCTTAATTCTACGAGAATAGACCCAGTTGTGTCATTGCTCTGAAGGTCAAAGTCTATTGATATTGTGTAGCTAAAGGTTCGGGTTGTTGTTGAATTGTTTTTAAAAATTGGATACCCTGGCAGATTGCCATCACCTAAAACAAAAATTGCATTGGCATCAAACACTGACCCATAATTGTCAACAAAGTCTTTCTGTTGCCAATAGGTGGGAACAATTGCATATCTATTACCATTAGGGCCAAGTGGCCCATTTCTTAAATAGGTGGTGCTATCAGCAAGGTTCTTACCATTAGCCTGAAGGTACAAGTCTTGCCTGTGCAGCCTGATCTCCTTTTGACTAAGGGCTGATATAGCATTGTCATTTAGGTCGGTTGTGCTGGTCAGGTCAATCTCAACATCCTGCCGAGCTTTGAACTCCTCCCTGAAGTTGTCATCAATAATGCCAACCGTTATCTCCCAGCTATCAGTGTCACAGACATTATGCTCTTGATAGATTGCCATGTTTAAAAAGCCATCAAACTGCCAAGGAGCATTATTGTAGCCTACATCTGAGGTAATGGTTATGGCAATCGGCTGATTAATGAAGTACTGGTCATAGATGGCCTTGATATATTTAGCACCCTTATTATAAAACTTTAATTCGGTGCTGAATGGTTGGTCAATGCCATGACTTTCCATCCGGATAGCAGTAAACTCAATGGCATCCCAGCCAATCGGTTCTTCTACTTCATTGCCATCAAGGTAAAACTTCCAATTTGCCATGTAGCAAAGGTAAAAAGAAAAAGCCCCTGCATCGCAAGAGCTGTTTCACTTGATCTAAACCAATAAAAGTACCTATGACTACTGAGAACTTCTGAACCTGTTGTTCAAAATCTTAGTTGTTCTTCGCTCGGTGCGAATATACTTCTCAAATCCTCGCTCATCCATATTAAGTTGAGTGATGGGCAGAGACTTCAGAATGCTGCCTAATTCATCCAGCTTGCCTACCATTGGATTGGCTGTTGCCTGTCCTCCGGATAAACGATTAGCCCAGAATACCTCCTGCTTGCTTAAGCTGGAGTTAGGAATAACCTGCGAGCCTTTAGGCAGGTCAACCAGGGTAGCTGTTGGTGGAGTGAAGTAAACCTTGCCTGACTTGGTTACTACCTTCTCCACACCTTTCTCACCTACCATTGCCAGACCTCCCTCAAATGGCTTGCCTTTAGTACCCTCAGCAAACTCAGGTACTTTTTGAGCCATGATAAATCCAATCTGAGCAGCCTGAGCAGTTAATGTTATCGCAGCTAAAATTGGATTTACGGTTGTCCATTTTGCAATGATGGCAGCAGTTTCAAAAACTACTCTGGCAATAGCAGCATCTCTTTCAGCCCTCCATGCTTTTTCTTTAAGTTCTTTCTCCTTTACTGCTTTTTCTTGGTTGATCTGATCAATCTTCTGCTGGTTGCCATCGGCTAAGGCTATCTCTGCATTAGCTCTTTTATTTAGTAGGGTAATCTCCCTATCTATTGATTGAGAGTACAACTGAAATGCTCCGGCTACTAATTGATTGCCTAACTCAATGGATGCTGCCTTAATTTCCTCTGCTTCCTTATATTTTTTTATCTCCTTATCAATTGCCTCTTTATAGGTACTCTCGTATTGAGAAGCGAATTTTTTCATGGCTGCCAATCGGGAGTCAAATAATTTTTTGTCATCCTCTTCTCTCTTGGCATTCTCTTTGGCTAAAAAGTCAGTCAATGATATGGCTGTTAACTTTTCCTTCTCAACCGCATCCTCGTAAGCCTTAGCTGCTGCCTGCGCTGATAGCTCAGCATTGTCTACTTCAATTTGTTTAAGACCAATTTTCTTCTCTAAAAACTCTTTTTTAAGGTCATAAACCTGCTGTTCATAAATTTTTTCAGCAGCAAGTGCAGTAGTAGGATCACCTCTTAGCTCACCCAATAACTTGCGCTGTTCCTTCTCCAGGTTAAGAAGCTGCAATCGGTCTTGAAAGTTCTGTTTCTCAGCTGCCACTCGCTCCTTCTCTGCTTTCTCGGCAGCTTTTCTTGCTTTTTCAGCATCTGCCTGCCGTTGTTTTTCAGCATCGGCTAATTGTTTGGCTGTCTTAGCTGAATTTTCAGTTCTTAACTTAATCTGTTCTTCTGCTGCTGCTATTCTACCTTTATAATTGGCAATATCAAGATTAGACTGCTCAATTATTTTCATTGCCTGTATTAACTCAGCACTACCTGTTCCGAAATCAGCTGCTGCTGCTCTCTCAAGTGAGGTAGCTTTATTTGCAATCGCTGAATATTTAATTAAATCATCAGTGCTTGTTTTTAAGCTATCTTTTTGTTTTTTGACAAATTCATCTAATTGGTCATCTGTCATTTTTAGCATTTGCTGCTGATAAAACTGAAAAGCTGTTAGTTCGGTAGTTGCAAATCGCTCGGCATCACTTTGTGCATTTCCAAATAATTTATTGATGCTATCCATAAAATCGGCAGTGATTACCAATGCATCCGTTAGTATTGGCTTAAGAAGTGTGCCTATCTTGTTAAGAAAGTTATCCCAGGCATCGCCTAAGTTATTGACCTGACCTCCCAGAGTACCAGACACAGCAGCAGCTGCCCCAGCTACACCTTCATAATCGCCAAGGCTAAGAATGTACTCTCTGATTGCCTCATTGGTAAACTTAGTCTGGGTTTGAACTCCTTTAAAGGTGAAGGTAACCTGATCTCCTGCTTTTTGCGCCCGGATGCCAAACTCCTTTAATCGCTCAAATTCACCTACCTGAGCATCAATGATGGCCTCGGTGAGCATGTCAAAGTTTTTACCTGTGCTGGATGCCAGATCGCCCAGCTTACGCATCTCTTCAGTGGTAGGTTTAAATCCCTGATTGGCAAGTTTGACAAAGGATGCTGTCAGCTCCTCCACCGAAAATGGAGTTGTTTTAGCAAATTCCTTTATGCCTTCCAGAGCAAGTGATGCTTGCGCTCCACTGCCTAATGTGTTTTTAAGTACTGCTGCCAGCTTTTCAAATCGAGCAGTGACATCAAATATAGCTTTGCCAAATCCAACAACAGCAGTTATGGTAAATGCCCCGGCTATCATCGGACCAAGTGGTCCGAGCTTGTTCATCATGCCACCGATTCCACCCTGAGCCTTATCAAATGCTCCGGATAGCTTGTTGCCTGTCTCAGTGGCTTTTGTTGATGTATCGTTAAGCTCCCGGTTAAACTTCTTTAACTCACTAACCGCATCTTGCTCCTCCTTACTAAGGTTGTCAAAGCTGGTTACTGCCTTCTTTAGCTCAGTGTCATCAATGACATACTTAATTTTTATTTCATTGCTGGATATTGCCATTGGCTTATTGTTTGGCTCAAAGTTAGCCAAAAAAAAACCACCGGAATCCAGTGGCATTTTCTCAAACTAAACCTATGTTAAAAAAAACCTACTTCTTCTTTCTCTGTTCAGTCAAAAAAGTGCTTACAATGAGGTAGTATTCGTAGACTGGCCTTTCGACCAGGAATTTAATTCTCTGAGCATCTCCACCTGTGACTCTAAACTGTTCATCAAATCTCTGTCTATGCTGTCGGAGGATTGAAGTCCAATAATGTGTTTCAGGTTGTTTAGGTTTTGAATTGTTTCTGCCTGTAAATAAGTCGGGAAATTCGTGCTGTATTCGGTCAAAGAGGGCAGAAAGGCGTACTCCGGCAGTTTCAAAAAAAAACCCTCTACATCATTGTGCTTCATCCAATGCTCCAGCTTCAGCTTGTTGTATGGGTACTGGTAGTCTAATGGGTTCTCATGCTCATCAAAGTAAACAACAGTTGCCAGTTTCAGCTGCCTGGTCATGCTCATGCTCATCTCCATCTGCTCCTTTAGCCGGGAGGCCAGTATGCCAATCTCATAGAGCTTTTTCTCATCCTTCTTTTTCTTGTCCATGAGTAAGTTGATCAGGCCATTGTTCCAGCCCTTCAGATAGTCAGGGTTAATCTGCCAGAGTTCTTCTGTGAATATATCTCTGGCTGCTATTGCCCTCTGGAATGGCACATTGACCTCTGAGCTGAAGCGGAAGTAGTTAATGCCTCCGGATGTGAAGGCAAACTCAATCTGATCCCAGCGGTCTTTCGGTGCTAATCCTTGGTAAAGTATTCTGCCATCTTGCTCCGGTATAGCAGCTTTTTCTGGAGTCGGTTCAGGAGCAGGAGCAGGAAGTGGTTTAGACCTAAAAAAATTGAACATAGATAGAATGGATAATCAAACATAAAGCAACCGATGAGCAGGAACTGCCAAGCACCGGAGCAGAATGGGCATTCACCAAGTGGCTTCGCCCAGATGGTTGGTAGCTTCTGGATTTGGCAGAGATACCACTGCCCAAGTGGGTGATCCTCCAGAAGGTAGTCCAGGAACAATGAGAAGGATGCGCTGAGTAAAGCTATCAGAGCCAATGTCAGCAGGCTCGGAATCGTGTGGTAACTCGATAATGCAACAGCCTCTGCGCTTGCCCCCGCAACTTGCATCAATGTCATAGTTCTGGTTGTTCATTGTTGAAAACATTTATGATTAATTGTGCTGTCTCTATGTTGGTAAATGTACTGATGAAACTTAGGCAGATGCTGTCGTACTCCTTGCCATCAATAGCAATGAATGGCACAGGCTCATTGGTAACTGAGTCATTGAAGTAGATGCTGTACTGACCACCGAAAGCATTGAGAAAGCCCTCCGGAATCTGGGTGGCATCAAGGTCAACAAAGCCATCTGGGTTAATTGTCAGCAATTGCCTGACATTGACATTCACTCCCGGCTTAACTATGTTGACAATGATGTCCTCCTGATCATAGCCGGGAGGAGCAAAGATAAAGACATCATCAGGGCAGCTGGGGAATGGCTGACAGATGGGATAGCAGTTATTGCAACATAGTGCCATACTTTTCCAGATTAAAGTTGCTGGTGATTTCGGCAAAGTTAGAGAAAATAAAATATCGGAAGGCATCCAGAGCATGCGACTTGTCCGGGTTCTTGTTTTTCCAGGCATCGAGGCTGCCCTGCCGATCTACTTTGGCTTCCTTTAGGTCAGTAACCAGAGCCGGGCATGCTTTCTCTGAGATGGTGATCTTGGCCTTCTGGAAGACCAGGATGGTAATTAACCTGCTTGCTATGTGTGATGGGTTAGCCTTTGGCACTTGCAACTGCATGTCGGTGAGCTGAAGGTAGTTCTTAATGATTAGGTAAGCACTGATGTTGCCCTGAGTAAAGGCATTCCTGCTTGCCCCAGATGCATCGCCATTGATAACATACATCAGACCAGGATACTCCTGCCGGATGGTCTGGCAAAGGGTGGAGAGATCACCGATGCGGTAGACCTTCAGCACATTGATGGTGGCATAATTGGCTGACTCACTGCCGTACTTGATGTATTGGCAAGCTACGCAAGTGTTAGTGACATTGAAGTCAAATGCTAGGTAGAGTGGGTAGGCTGGATTAGCCTTAATGTAGCCTCCAAAGACATGCTTAGAGTAGTCGAAGGTATAGGCAAATAGACTTTCTCTATCCCAGACTCCCCACTGCCCTAGGGCATAGACTTCATAGTAAGTCTGGTTGACTGTCTTGAGTGCCTCCATCCTTGTGACATACTCATCATCCAGAAAGTTCAGAGCATCCCGATAAGTTCCATGTAGCCTGAGTATCTGGTTAGCCTCTTTGTCTGGCACATCATCAAAGAACCTTTTTTTAATCCAATGGCTATCACTGACCGGATTGAAGGTCAGAAAGAATCTCTTTGGATGCTCAGACTTACCCCTGAGTCGGAGAGTTATCTGAGTGAAGTCTTCCAGAGTCAGCTCAGTTGCCTCCTCTATCCAGATGTACTTAGCCTGGCTAAGTGACTTGAGCTTCTCAGGATCATCACAGCCTAAGAAGACTATGCGATTAGTGCCGGACATTAGTTCCATGTATCCTGTTTTTGCCTTAATGAGCTTATCCAATCCCCATTGGCTAATCTTATTCCGGAAGTCAGCAAAGACTGAGTTTCTAAGAGTCGCTGCTACTTTGCGGATAACAAAGAAGGTCTGGTATTGATTGACTTTATTGTCGCATATCTCAGCCAGAAATAGCTGAATCATGGTCTGGCTTTTGCCCGATCCTGCCCCACCCCAGAGGATATTATAGGTCTTAGGCTCAGTGACTGCTTCCAGATACTGCTGCTGCCATAGGTCAGGACTTGACAAATCAAGCTGTGCCATTAGGCTTCTGGTTCAGCTGCCTTCCTCGTTACAGGCTGTGGCATGATGACTGTATTGAATGAGCCTTCCAGCTCAATGTCTAGCTTGGCCTTGCCATAGGCTCTGTCCAGGAGCAGCTCGGCAGCCCTGACATCGCCCTTGGTTGCCTTAGCTCTCAGAGCCATAAGAATAGCCTCAGCAGCTGTTTTGCCATCCTTCTCATCACCAAGTACATTGGCAAGCAATTCCCTTAACTCAGGTAGCTTTTTAGGCCTGCCAGCAGGATTACCAGATTGGCCTTTTTTCCATTTTCCTTTTTCAAGATTCTCCGGGTTTGGCATCCTTGTTTTGTCCTTGTAAAGTACCTTCAGTCAGATAAGGCTGACCGTTCCTTTTTATTTGCAATGTAGGGTCTAATTTAAGCATCCTGTCAACTATGACCTGGCAGTATTTTGGGTCAAGTTCCATGCCGTAACATTTGCGCTTTAATTGATGAGCTGCGACCATTGTTGAACCACTGCCCAAGTATAAATCAACAATAAAACTATTTATATTTGAACTTATCTTCAATTCATTTAATATTATTTCTAATGGCTTTATTGTTGGGTGGTCATCACTTTTTTCATTATCCAGAATAAAATATTTGCCATAATTAACATTGGGAAGACTGCAATTAAATATTGCATTTTTTGAAATATAAATAAGATATTCAGTATCTGCTAAATGATGATTTGAAGCAAAAGGTAGAATTTGTTTTTTATGCCATGTCAATATATTAAAATTATATCCATTGTCTTTTGCCCAATTACAATAGTCAGGAACTAAATCAGTATTACAGAAAATATAGGCATTTATTTGTTTATTAAATAATATCGGTATTATGTTTAGGAAATTTGTAGGGTTAAAATCAATAATATCTTTTATTCTTTCTTTAAATCTTTCTGCATTTTTAAAATCTCCTGTTGATTTTCCCATCTTTTTATACCTATATGGAGGATCGGTAAAAAGCATATCAGCCTTTTGCCCATTCATAAGCTTTGCCAACGCATCACTATCTGTTGAATCTCCACAAAGCAATCGATGCTCACCTATCTCAAATAGGTCACCAAGCACAATGTCTGTCTGAATTTCATCAGGCATAACATAATCATCCTCTTCTGCTTCAGGCTCTTCAGTAAATCCAACAGGCACATCTAAGCCCCAGGCATCAAGTTCTTCAGCATCCCAGTTATTGGCAAGGTCATCCCAATCCCACTCACCGAAGCCTACATTGTCCTTGATTATAAACTCTCTCTGCTTAGCCTCATCCCAATCAACTACTTGCACAGGCACTTGCTTCCACTTGGCTTCTTTCATTGCCTTAAAGCGCATGTTGCCACCAAGGATAACCATATCCTGGTTCACGACTATTGGCCTAACACTAGCCATCTCAGGGAAGTCCTTTAGGCTTTGAACGAGCTTATGAAACTTATCATCCTTGATAAGTCTAGGATTGCTCGGATTTGGTTTGATAGAGCTTATTGCAACTATTTGCATGCGGTCTATTTCTTTTTTGGCATCATTGAAGGCATTTTAGGCTTAGCTGCCTTCTTAGCCTTCTTAGCCACAGATAGCGCAATGGCTACTGCCTGCTTCTGAGGCTTGCCTTTCTTCATTTCAGCCTTTATGTTGCTGCTCACGGTCTTAGCCGAGTAACCTTTTTTGAGTGGCATAGTCTTAAACTTGTTTCCGCAAAGATAAGTATTTCAGCATTGCCACATAAATGTCTCGCTGGTTCTGCCATCGGTTCATGTGCCTGGTGACTCCACCATTGGCAATCTTTGCATCAAGCTGCTTGATTTTACGGTGAAGGTACTCCATGCAGTCCTGGTAGTTCGGAGGAATAGAAATATGTTCGTACATAAGATTGTTTTGATAGGTGACATTTGTCTGCCATAGTTCTGGCATTTGGCTTAGATGGATTGCATTAACTTCATTCATTGTAGTCCTTGAGCCTCATTAGTGGGGCATCGAATCGCAAAGGTACTATTCCGGTGCTACCAGAACGCATCTTGACTTGGTCAATCAGGCAAAGGTCTTGGTTTGGCAATTCAGCACTGCCTACCTTGGTTGTGGCTGATGGCTCGAAGTAGTACTCTGGCCTGAGCATCATCCAGATAACATCAGCATCCTGCTCTACTGAACCTGACTCACGCAGATCAGACATTAGTGGCATCTTATCGCTGCGTTCATCTACTCTCCGGCTAAGCTGAGATAAGGCTACCACAGGAATCTGGAGTTCTTTGGCAAGTAATTTCAGACCTCTGCTTATTTCGCCTATGATGTTCACTCGGTTTGTCTCCTTTGGATTGACTGAGTTAATCAGTCCGATGTAATCCACAAAAAGCACCTGCATCTTGTGCTTGTTCTTCCACATGGTTGCCTTGGTTCTGATTTTTGACATATTCAGATAGCCTTCATCACTGATCTTGATAGGCCATTGCTTCATAAGGTGTACCGCATCATTGATAGCATTCTTGTCATATGGATTAAGGTCACCTTGTTTGATTTTATAGGCAAAGACTTTGCTTTCCTGAGAAGCTAATCGCTGCACCAGTTCATGCTTGGTCATCTCAAGGCTAAATAAGCCAGAGCCTATGCCTTGGGTTGCTAAGTTGCGAATTATGGTGACAGCAAGTGCAGTCTTGCCTTGTCCTGGTCTTGCACCTATGATGGTAAGCTCACCATTGACCAGACCTCCGCATAATTTGTCAAGTGCTGCTATGCCTGTCCGGTATCCGGCTATGTCTCCAGGCTGACTATTGAGCCAAATTTTAGCTGATTCATCCAGTTGCTTCTGGAAGTCATCATCAGACTTGGTGATGGTGCTGGCAAGTATGTTGTCAAACTTAGACTGATACTCGGAAAAAAGGTCGAAGATGTCTCCGGAATCAGATTGAGATTTCTGAAGTAGTTCTAAGCTAAACATGTAAACCTTTGCCTTTAGGTATAGCTCAATCAGTAGTCGGCAATGGGTTTCAGTGTGACCGGGCTGCTTGAGACTGGCAAAGACCTTGGATATTGAGCGCAGACCTCCGGCTTCTTTAAGTAGTCCTGACTTCTTGATTGTGGCTACTGTGGTCTCCAGGTCTACATGTTCTCCGGCATCCTGAAGTGCCTGGATTGCCTTGGCTATGATCTTGTGCTGCTCATTCTGGAAGCAGTCAAGTGTTGGCAGGATAGAGAAAGCTGTTAGCCTATCCTCCGGTGAGATCATCATTGCGGAGAGGACTTGCCTCTCCAGTTCTGAATTTTCGAATTGCATTTTGTTTTGGTTTAGGGAGTAAATGTATAAGATTCGTGCAAAGGTCTGCTCCTGCGAGCAGGTAGGTCAGGTGGTGGGGGCGGAACATAAGTGGTTTGCTCGTTATTTTGGTTTTTAAGAATCCAGTTGTTAAGTACTGTTGTTTTCCAGTTAAGAATTGGCTTACCAAATTTATTATGCCAGTTTAGGTCTTTATAATGAAAGAAGCATTTTTCAGCTAAGTATGTGCTTGCTCCATGCTCATGAAAGTATGCTTCTATTTGCTCAAAAGTAGGAGGCACAAATTGAGTCTTTTTAGCTATTGGCTTTTTTTTAGGCTTAGCTTCTGGCTTACTATTATTATTGTTTTCAATGTTTAATTGTTTAGATTGTTTATCTATGGTATCACCGCTTGTATCTGTGCTTGTACTCTGCTTGTCCTCTGCTTGTATCGCTGCTTGAGCATTTTCGCTCAGGCGCAAAGAGATAATTCTTGATTGATTTTGATTTATTGAGGACTGAATTTCTTTGATAAATCCCCAATTTTTTAAGTCCTCTAATGCTGCATAAAAAGTATTCCGATTGCCTATTCCAGTGTACTCCCTGGTCTCATCGGTAGGCAGTCCGAATGATTCTTTCCATTGAAGTCTATTATTAAGTTCAACACACCAACAGTACAATGCAGTGTGCTGAGCTTTGACTTTTGGATTGTTGTAGGCAAAATCAAACCATTGCCTGGTAAGTTGATAACCGTTCATATATCATCAACTTTTAGTGTTTTGTCCAAAAATGACATTAACCAAGTGGCCTCAATTTTAAGCAACTCCATTGATTGCTTAATTTGCCATTGGTTGTTTTTAAACTCCATTATTCTAACCTGATATATGTCATCATCATGGAAATATTCCATTTCAAATGCATGTTCCTGTTGAATGTGTCTTACCTTAAATGTTGTTGTGATGTTCATAACAAAAACCCCATCCGGCTTTCCTGTGTGAGACCAGCGAACCTATAACGCTGCACAGTACGACCGAATGGGGCTTTTAATTTCTTCATAGATTTATTTAACCCGGGTCTCAATCGGGGGCTTTCGCCAGTGCAAACTTAATAAATACTTTTAGATTCCACTATGTAAGACCGCAAAAAAGAAAGCACTGATGGCAATGGAGAACACAATAAAGACAGTTGCAATGGTTCTCCAGGTCTCATACTTCCGGATGTATGTCCACTTTGCCTCCTCCATTTCAAAGAGTGATTGCTCCCAGAAGTCTTTCTGGGTCTTGGCTACCTCCATTTCTTTCCGCAGCTCAGCATTGGCTTCTTTATGGTAGTCTCTGCTTCGCCTATGGTTGTCAGCATTGGCCTGAGCCTTGGCTAATTTAGCCCTTAGTACTTCGATTTCAGTCAGTTCTTCCATTGGTTAAATTTTTTTAAAGATTTTTTTGCAAATAAATGGTCTAAAAAACGAATCAGCAAAACGAATGCCCAAAAAAATATGTGCAGCCAGATCCACTCAATGAAGAAGGTATATAGGCTGCTCATATAAAAACCATTAAAGAGTTCTTAAACCACCATAGGCTGGCAGCTTTGCGGAGTTGATTGGTCAGAGTATTCTCAAGGTAATAACCTCTTGCCTGCATCTGCTGCATTATATAATCATTGGTCTGGCAATTGACATGCCCATCACCATCCTGCCCAGGCACTGCCCAGCTAAGGATGATAATGCCATCCTCTATGCCATGCTTAATTAGGTTGTCCAGGAATGCCTGCTCAAACTCTGCCGGGATGTGTTCGCCTACTTCCAGAGACATTACGCACTTAAACTGCTTCAGCAGGTTAAACCGCTGGCTAAGGTCTTTGACCTGCCCAATGCCTCCAGATAATTGCTCAGTCCAAGGGTTGCCATCGTAAGCCTCCACAACTAAGCCATGCCTCCGGAAGAATCTGGCATACTCACCAGTGCCACATCCGAAGTCTACCAGGGTGTCAGCCTTGCGAGCTTTCAGAATCTTTAAAATTGCACCTGCCAGCCTGCTATCATGCGCATGGCCTTCCTTTGTTGGATTCTCCCAGAATCCTTTGTCATTTATTTTCATAGTAGTAATCAATCATAGTTATAACTTCATCCAATGACCAGGAGACAATCACCAGCCAGTTGGCAGCAACTAACTTGTCAAAAATTGACAACTGCTGATCTGATGGTTTATTGTAACCTACCTTTAGCTCAATAGCCATCCCGGAGTAGCCTTTGCGCTGATCCATTATAAGACAGTCTGGAATGCCTGCCTTTACTCCCATGCCCTTCAGCTTGCTTGCCTCTATTGCATTCCGGCTGCCACCATTTGGGCAGTGAAACCAGAATGCGCCTATGGTGTCCAGATAGCGAGCAACTGCCTTCTGGAAGTTATCCTCCGAACCGACATACTTTTTGAAGTCTGGGTTAGGCTTAATGATCTCCGGCAATTGCATTTCAAATATTATTCCTGCCAAAATATTTTTGCATTTACTTTGCAAACCTAAACCAAAAGAATGGACTTGTTAAAGATTTCTGACTTCTGCCGGAAGTACAAGCTGCCTCCGCACCGATTTACCAGGTACAAGCGACTGTTTCACACTCAGCAGGTGGATGGCTATAAGAATCCCTGGGTAAAGGTGGATGAGTGGAATCTGGCTATGGTTGCTGACATCCTTCAGCATACCGGCACTCGGAGGCATAAGCAGAGGCTAAGCCTGGATGCCTTCTGCATTAAGCATGGTTTGACCACTGAACACTTCAAAAAGGTATGTCACCGGATGAACCTGGAGGATCAAAATGGACAATTAATGGTGGTGGATAGCAAGCACAATTATGCCCTCCTGAAGCATGGGAGGCTATATCGGACAAAAAACTAAAAAAAAAGTAAAATATTTTTGCAGATAATTTGCAGATATAAATTCTGTGCTTACCTTTGTCTCAACATTTACCAAAAACAATTACAATTATGATTCAGTCATTCGTACCTATGTCAGCAGCCTATAACGCATCAACTGACACATTAGTAGTTCACTTCATCGGCACAGAGAAGCACCGTTATCACAATCGTGAGGAGGCTCAGAAAGCATTAGGCTTCCCATGTGAGTACTCTGCATCTGATTACAAGCGTTTTCGCAAGTCAGGCACAACCATCATTCGTACTGATTTAGGTGTAATTATTAATCCTAAATAATTATGACCGAACACCCACAAATGCCCCTAAAGGATCAGCTTATCCTTTTTGCAAAACTCTTCGCAATCTGGGCAGTTTGCGCTATCGTTTACGCACTTTAATTTTTGTTCAATTTATAAACCAATAGATGTATGGCAATTATTGCTAAATCTACCGGAGAAAGCACTCAGAGAGAGCTTATCCCTGCTGGCACTTATGTAGCCAGATGTTACAGTGTTGTTCACCTAGGCCACATCGTGCAGAAGTACATGGGCGAGGAGAAATTAGTAGACCTGGTCAGGTTTACTTGGGAGCTTCCAACCGAGCTTAGGTGCTTCAATCAGGACAAGGGCATGCAGCCCTGCGCAATTAGCAAGGAGATGACCTTTAGTCTACATGAGCAGTCCAACCTCAGAGCCATGCTCAATACTTGGAGAGGCAAGGCACTTACCGAAGATGAGGCTAAAGCCTTTGACCTAGCCAGACTTATAGGCAAGGAATGCATGATTAACCTGATCCATCAGCCAAGCAAGAACAACCCTGAGAAGGTCTATGAGCGCATAGCTGCTGTGCTGCCAATGATGAAAGGCATGGTTTGCCCTCCTCAAGTCAATCCATCAATGGAGTTCTCAGTCCTTGAGTTTGACAGGGAGAAGTTCATGAGCTTGCCATCATTTCTTCAAGAGATGATAGTTGGCAGCAAGGAATATCAGGCAATGATGAAAGCCCCTGCTCCTGCTCCGGCAGTGGCAACTCCTACTCCGGCACAACAGCAGGAGATGCTCTATGCACAGCACCAGGCTCAGGTAGCTGCTCAGGTTGAAAGTTTTGAGGATCAATTGCCTTTTTAAGTTATGGAAGTAGTTAAAGCACCTACCGGACAGTTGGCAATCATATTGTCAAAGGAAGAGCAAAAAATACTGATGCAAACCTTAATGGGTGGAGTTCAGGAGGAAATAAAATTTGATGAAACTCCACTTAATGAAGATCCATTTAAAAACTTTAAGAAAAACACTAAAGATGCGTTAGTCGAATTAGTTAAGACATTTAAATGCTCTCCATTTACTGGTCATCAAACAACCGACATTAGAAGAAAGTACTATGTTCCAGACATTCAGAACACACTTAGACTATTAAGTCAAAGAGGTCATATGACTATTGAACGAAAGTCTGATAATGTAAATGTTTATCAATTTAATGAAAGACTATGCAGACACTTTGGCAACTAACACAAGACGAACTCTCCTTCATCGCATTGATGGAGGAGAACGGAGGCGAGGTCAATGATGAGATCATGGAAGACCTTGCCATCAGGAGGGAGAACTTCCAGACTAAGGCTGAAGCCTATGCTAAGTTCATCCTGAAACTTGAATCAGAGGCTGAGCAAGCTGCTGCTGAGATTAAGCGCATACAAGCACTGAAGAAAGCCAAGGAGAACACTGTTGCCCGGCTAAGAGATACACTGTTGGCTGCTCTTATGGTCTTCACTGAGGAGGACAGCAAGGGCATTCGCAGATATGAAACTCCATTAGCTAAACTTAGCACACGAAAATCACACTCAGTCGAAATACTTGATGACACGATTATCCCGGATGAGTTCTGGGTGATTAAAAAGGAGGTCAGCAAGTCCAGCATTAGCCAGTCCATAAAGGATGGCTTACAAGTACCAGGGGCGCAGATGAAGGAAAACATCAGTCTCTCGCTCAGGTAGTGTTTATTGGTTAAAATGTTAAACAGGTAACATGAAAAAGGGAGGCTTTTGGCCTCCCTCTTTCTTTTAGTACAATCTCAATTAGATTGTCTCGAACTGAGCAGTGAAGATACCATTTACACCTTCGTTGCTGTCTCCAGCAGGGAAGAGAGTGGTAGGAGCAGTGAACACATCGAAGTAGCACTCCATCCAAACTGCATAGGTCTCGTTGCACTCATCAGGCAGGATGCGCACATCACACTTAACTTGTGGCAAGCCTGGGATTGGCATTGTGAAACGATTCATCACACCGATTTGACCATAAGAGCCAACATACTGGAGGAACGGAGTGTAAACGAGTGAGCCTGGAGCAAACACGATGGCAGAGTCTTCGTTGGTCAATGCACCAGCTGCATTCACATCGAAGTAGTACTCCGCAAGTCCGGTGTTGTCACGAACAGTTGCAAAGTTGATACCATTTGCACCCTGACCGAAGTAACGACTATCGTTCATCCATACCCGCTGAAGCGCACCAGCACCACCGATGATGATTGGAGAACCGGAGAAGCCAGTGTTCATGTAGTTCTGCTTCATTTGGAATAAGCCCAAAGGATAGATAGAACCATCTGTGTTCTCAACCACATAAGTAGGGTTGGTTGCACCACCATACCAGTTACCGGCAGCAGCAGAGATAGAAGCCAAGAGGTCTTGGTTCATAGCCTGCACAAGAGCATTCGCTGAAAGTTGGAAGTCAACAAACATCTCACGAACAACAGAGAGCGCACCACCGGCAGCACCGATAGCATTAGCACGCTGAACGATTTGATTTGGGTCAGTAGAACCAGTCAGCTGTACAAGCTCAGAGTAGGCTTCGCAATAGGTGCGGAGTTGAGCCTCTGACAAAGTGAAGGAAACACCACGATAGTTATTAACCTGGAATGTTTCTTCGATGTAGTTCATCTGTGCGCCCGGATCACAAGACTTAGTGTCTGTGGCATCGGAGGCAAGCTGGCGCTGCTTGAAGGTAACACGAACTTCTTTTGAATGACCGCTTCCATTATCATTGGCCTGCTTGATGATTTGGCCTGTCCGGAGGTTTGAAGGATCATTGAGGGCAGCAAGAGTACCACCCATAAGCTGCACATTGGCAGGGTTGTTTATAAGGTTGTCAGACAGCGAAGTGAGAATCGCTGGGCAGACATTAGCTGTTGATAATGACATTTTAGTAAATGAGTATTAACGCATTTTCGCAGCCACATTAGAAATATCAGCAAGTGCCGACCTAACGCTCTGCGGAAGTGGAGTGCCTTGACTTGCCTGGGGAGGCAAAGTCGGAATTGTTGGTGTGCCTGCTGCGAAAGTTGCCGGGTTAGAGCCACCAGATCCCTGCTCCTTCAACAGCTTATTCTCCTGCAAAACTAATGCAGAAAGGTCAGAATATGAAAACTCTCTTCCATTGTGAACAAGAGGCAATGTAGGGTCTTTAGCATTGACAAGCTTGGCAGCATTGCGCTCGGCATCATAGATAATTTGCCCATCCAGTTGAGCAAGCTTGCGCTCAAGGACTGCCTGATATGCTGGCACTCTGGCTGCTTCTGGAATCTGGTCATTCCACTGGATGCCGTTAAGCTGAGTCTGCTCCCATAGTGACTTCATCTTGCTGACATATCTCTGCTCAATCAGATTTTTGTCTGCCTCTGCTTTGCTGACCAGGTCATCATACTTAGCCTGTGCTTCTGCCATCTTTTTCAAGAACTCCTCAGATTGATTGCTGTTGGTGGCATTCTTAGCTTTCTCCTCCAGCTCCTTCAGCTTCTTGAGGGCCAGCTTAATCTTGTCTCCGCTGTTCTTGGTGACCTTCAGCTCCTCAATTGAGTTGCTGTCCAGACCATACTCCTTAGCCATGCGGACAATCTCTTCATCATAGCCCATCATATAATTGCTGATGAAGTGCTTTTTAAGGTCAAGGCTGGTCTTGGCAAGTTCAAAGTCATAGAGATTAGTATTGAACTTATTGCTGACTGCCTCCGGCACTTGAATGTCATTGAGTGCTGATGCACTAATCATTAGGTTGAACTCAGGATCATCAGATACCCCAGCTCTTTTTGCTTGCTGGATTAAAAACTCTTTGATGTTCATAAATTAAAAAATTGAATCAGTTTCAGTCCTTAATTCTGGTGAGTCAAGACCGGACAACTCCTCCTCAATAACAACCTTGCGCTTGCGCTTTGGTTTTTCCTCTGCATCATCTTCGGTGATGGTAGCAGCAGCAGCAAGTTCAGCAGCCATCTCTGCCCGGAGTTGAGCTTTTAACTCTTCCTTCAGCTTGTCAATGTCTGGTAGACCTACCTGCTCAGACTTATGCTTAATGCCTACATGAGTCTCACCAATAGGTCTGATTCTTGCCCATGAATAGCTGCGCTTATTAACTGGCTTTTGCAATTCTCGGAGAGCAATCTGAGCATTGACAGATACCTCATAGGGAGTATCCTGTGCGCCTGTTACTGGGTTGATTTCCCACCGAATTACTTTTACCTGAGTGCGATTGCCATGCTGTCTGATGGCATCACGGATGTACTGTAAATTATCCATTTTATAGTTATTAATTAAGTTACCCTGTATGATGAATTGAACTGCGGAGCATTCCTGAAGTGCCTCGCTCCTGGTAGGCAATGGCTGGCTTAAATCCATAGGCTTGACAATCACTCTGCATATCTGCTGTCATGGCATCCAACCCATTGTTCTGGACAATAGTGCGCTGCAACCAATCTAATGCACAATGATTGGTAATGATATAGGCATGAGTAAGCCACATGCCATCACCCTTCCAGAGATTAGGTAGTTCAGGAATGTCTACCTTGTCAATTGTCTGATCTTTGTAGCCAGCATAGTACTCCCAGCCTAAGTGTAGGAAGTCAAAGTCTGGCAACCTGTTCCAATTGTTTACAAGATTAATGAGCTTGTCAATTTCAAACCTCGCATCATCCTCCAGAATCAGTGCAGTTTGATGCCCATTTTGGACAATTGATGTCCAAACTTCCCGGTGAGAAGCGCAGCAGCCTATCTCTCCAATGGACATGTTAGGTCTCTTCCTTGACCGCTTCAGACTATTGTCAACCACATGACCAGGCTTATTGCCATCATTGGCCTCATGCCATTGCGGAGGTCTGCCATGTGCATCTTTTAGACCTTTTAAATGCTGGAGAAGTCTGTTCCTCCGCTGACTGGCCTTTTTTAAACTGATAAAATAAATAGCATCAACAGGCAACTGCACAACTAATCCGCTCCGTGACAGAGAAGTCAATTGCGAAGAAGTAGGTCTCAAAGTTTCGCTCTGGTAATCCGAAGTATTGGTTGGCGATTGCTTTGGAATTGAAATCCGTACCGGCATAAGTTATACCTTTAGTTCTGTTGATGATGGAAGTAATGCCAAACTCGGCATTCTCAAAGGTTGAATTTGCGACTAATTTAAAATTGACTGTCCTGAGCAAGCTATTGGCTCTGCCTCCGGCTGGAGTTGCTTCAAGGCTGGCTGATTCCCGAACCAAAAACACTACCAAAGGATAGGTGTCATTGACTGCACAATATGTATGCCCATCCTTGGTTACATAGTTGCCAGCACTGCCCTCTACAATGCTCTCCACAGCCTCCCCATAGTTGAGCATGTTATTCACGAATGTGCCTGCCAGATTCTCGCAGAGATTCTTGAGCGCAGATTCAACGGTTACCTTGGTGACTATCATTTAGCAAGGATTTGAGTTGCCAGTCGATTGATGATCTGAAGTGATTGGTCAAGCTCCTGGTCAGACAGTTCAAAAATAGCACCGAATCTCTCCTCTAAATATCCGGCAACCTTAGCCTGCTCTATTGAAGTGAAGGTAACACCATAGGCAGTGTTGCTTATTGGCACTGGCTTCCAGCTTGCCCACATGTCTCCGGTTAATGTCAAGTCCATGTAGGCAACCTGCCTGCCAAGTCTTTGCCTGAACTCTTTATAGCTGCTAAACGATGCCCGATCTCCAAAGGATTTGGCTTGCTTTTTAGTTGCAATGTCTCCGAATTTCTTACCTATTGGGCTGGCAGTGCTTACTGTGCGCCCAGAATCATAGGGAGGTAATTGAGTACCATCAGACTTTCTGCCACTACTTTGAACTCTATCCTGAACAGCAGGAGCAGCATAAAGGGCAGCAGCCCTCAGTACCTTGTCGGCTTTGGATGCCTCCTTAAAGTTTCTGAATTGCTGCCGGAGGAAGGCAGAGGTGCTGTCATAGACTGGCATAAATTATTTTTAAAAATATTTTTGCAGTTATTTTTCCTTTGCCTTTATTGCATCACAAATCTAACCAATAATTAATTATGAATAACATGCGCAGCAAAGTCAGGATTGACTTACAAAATCGAATGTGGGTAGACATCTATGATGGAACTATCCAGGACATCCATAGAGCCTGCCTGATGGGTGGGCAATTGGTAGTCTATCAGATTGATGAATTGTATTACATTAGTTATCATCACACACAAGGCAATATTCATGTGCTATTTGTAGGGGTGACAATTACCAAAGAGCAATATGATCAACAAATCATGGCTTGGAATGGCAAAACTTACTATTTGGCAAGTCCAGGAACTGAGTTACTTTTAGTTGACAACTCTTACTTTATTTAACTATGAAAGTAAACATGAAAGAAGCATGCATTCAGTCAGTGTTCTGGATGGTGTACACTCTACTTTTTGGATTACTAATTGTAAAATTCATTGCCTACATTAATGGATAAGAGAGATATAACTGTCTGCCTGACCAGCTGCGGAAGATGGGATTTACTTGAGAAAACCATCAGCAGTCTGGTCAGCTATTGGGATGGACTACCTCCGGCAGCTTTCTTAATACACGATGACTCCGGTGCAATTGATGCTGTCCTGGTTAAGGAATTAGACCGATTCCTGATGAGGCATTGGCAGATCATGGCTGAATGGTCAAGCAGCAATAGGCAAGGTCAGGTGCATGCAATTGATACCATTTATTCAAAGGTTACTACTCCATACATTTTTCATTGCGAGGATGACTGGGAGTTTTATGCTGAAGGCTTTATCCATGACTCTCGTTCGGTGCTAGAGGCTGAGCCTAAGTGTGCATGTGTCTGGATGAGACATCCCTCTGATCGCAATGGGCATACCGTTCTGCCGGGCATGAAGCTAACAAAACAACATGTGCGCTATCAGCAGCTTGCCCACAGATATAAAGGTCATTGGCATGGGTTTACCTGGAATCCCGGATTGCGGAGGCTATCTGATTATAAGGCAATGGGCAAGTTCAGCAACTTCTGCGAGTGGAGAAGCAATGATCATGCAATTGCTGAGATTCAGTACAACAAGAAGTACTATGAGGCTGGCTACATTGGCCTGACCTTGTGCAGAGGCTTTGTCAAGCACATCGGGCATCTGGACAGCCTTAAAAAAAGAAAGCTATGAGAGCAGTATTATCCTTTAATCTGGATGATGCAGATGATGCAATTAATCATTATCGGTGCGTCAAATCACTTGACATGGCTTTGTTCATCTGGGATTGGCGCAATAAACTCAATCAATTGGTAGACACCTCAGAGGATGGCAAGCACATTGATGAGGCTCACATCTGGGATGCTTGGAATGAGCTAAAGGAAGCCCATGATATTAACATTGACCGCATAATAATATGACCAATCTTGAGCAAGTGCTTATCATTGTAGAAAAGGAAATCAAATCAAAAAAGATGTTGATGGAGCATGATGGCAATGACAAAGCAAGCAGAAACTATTGGCAGGGAGGCATGAATGCGCTCATCTATATCCGGCATGTAATTGAACGATTAATTGAAGAGACAAATGAACCCGACACCGATTGAAGAATTAATTGACTTCATTGTCAGCAATGAGGGTGAGATAGATGTCAATGATGTGCTGATTAAAGCTGAGCTAATCAACATGAGGAGTAAGCCCAGGCATGTCGGATATTATTTCAATGGCAAGCTTTACAAAGACATGGAAGAGCTTAGAGGCAGAACCATGTCGGAGTTTAATATTCCTAAACCAGTTTTTTATTATCCTTAACTATGGGAGACATCATCAGTAGTTACCTTAACAGCCTGCCGGAGGAGAAGCCATTGCAGGCAGTAGATCATCCTGCTCACTATGGTGGAGCAGAGAACATCTATGAGGCAATCAAGGTCATAGAGGCATGGGAGCTTGGCTTTAATTTGGGCAATGTTGTGAAGTACATAAGCAGAGCAGGCAAGAAGGGCAGCAATCTGGAGGACTTAAAGAAAGCACAGTGGTATTTGAATAGGGAAATAAATAAGTTATGATAAACATAGAAACACAACAGCAGTACATCATTGACTCTATCAATGAGGAGCGACAAAAAACACATAAGTTTGATTTACGCAATCCATTTAGGGAAGCAGTTTATTTTGAGCCTTCTTCTGGTCGATTCCTTTTTGATGATGGCTACATCAGGTATGAAGTCATTGAGCCACTTATAGCTGATGGCACTCTGGTGTATAAGGAATTTGCCATGCACCAAGGAGACAAGATGCTAAAGTATGTGCTTGGATAAATCGAAAACCCCTCCGGGTGCGCATTGTGAAGAGGCGTGAGGGGTCTTATTGTCGCAAATGTACAATGAATATAGTAATTGCTGATAACGTTTTGCGGCTTTGTGCAGGTGGGGATTTAGTAGTACAAATGCTGAATTTAGTACCAAAGCCGATTAGAATTACTGCTGTTGATGTTAGCACATCAGCCCCACTTGCACAAAACCGATGTTATGCGTATGTGTGGCGGTTATTTTAGTAGAAATAAAATATTGGAAGGCTGTAAAATCAGGTCGCATTATGCAGACGTTCAGAGCTAAATACTCAATGAACCCTTCCTTTTTAAAAATAAAAAATATGAGCAGCATTAGAAATTATAAAGAAAAAACAAGTAGAAGAAAAAGAGAATGTTACCAATGTGGGCATACTATTTTAGAAAATACTAAATATAGAAATATCGAAGTGAGGTACGATAAAACCATAATTACTTTGTCTAAATGTATGAACTGTACAGACTTCGATATTTTTGAACTTCCAGATACATTTATGAAACAGATTAATAAATTTGTCAGCCTAAACACTCGAAATGAAAACGGGAGGTAGCCACATTACGCATAACGTTTTGCGTATATGTGCAGTACGCAGAAACGAAAGTTTAAATTAACAACAAATGCTGAAAGCGTATTGCACATATACGCTGTTAGGCGAAGTTACTCTTATGGATATTAAAGAATTGAAACCGCAAGAAATGCAAGAAATAATCGACTTCTACCACCACATAGAAGATTATGGACATATCTTTCATTTTGAACCTGAAAAATTAGATGAACCTTTCAAAAAGATTATTGAAGGCATTTCGGAAATTAGAAAGATGATGGATGATAGTTACGGTATGTAATTTCGCCTAACTATCCCATTGCCGCAATATTGCGTGATATATTGTCAAGTTATGTCTTGACAAAATTTGACAAAAAGTAAAGTTATGACATTACATTTTTGTACGGCAATTGTCCGTACTTGCCGTAAGCTTATGCCTTATGGCCTTACAAATCCTTGCTGAATCAGGCCAGCATTATCGCAGTTAAAGCACAGACCTTCACCTCTTAGGTTCAGCTGCCTTGCCCAGATAGCCAGACTTTGCTGATAGCCATCAAGGAAAGTTGCCATTGCCCTCTCGGTAAATTCCCGGTTGCCCTGAGCAAAGTAGTTGGCTCTCGGTGAGGCTACCTTCTGCCAGAGTATCTGATAGCAGAGCAGATTTGCCCAGGCATCAAGAAGAAACTCCTTTTGCTGGCAAATGAAGCTATCAAGTGAGCATAGCAGCTGAGCATCTATGTACACTCCAGACTGGCTATTGTCCTGACTCCATGAATCACCAAAGCCATAGCCAAGCGGAGCAGTTACCGGGAAGATGCTCCACCCATTGCGCCACAGGTAGCTGAAACGAGAGGCACATTCCAAGTCCATTTGCTGCCATCCATAATCACTGAACATGCCTGTGCTGGTAGGTAGATTGGTGCAGTCAACCGCCACCATAATGTTCAGCTTGTCAAAGTCTGAGTAGAACTCATTATTGACCGGCACATAATTCATTCCTGGACCAAGATTAACAGTGCCACTATCCAGCAGCTTGCCATCCTGAGTCTGGAATATAAACCAGTCAATGCCATTGACCGCTGGCCCGGCATTGTAGATATATATCTGCTTAACCCTTAAGGACAAATACTTGCTGCCCTGAATGCTTACGAATGTGCCTTTCAGGATAGCCTCTGCCGGAACTACTTGCACCTGCTGCCATTGCTGCACAAACTCCTTTCTGGTCTGGAATAGCACCTGATCTAACTGAGCCTCTGCTGCGCTGTATAGGGCAGCCTGAATGTCTCTCTTAATCTTAACATAGCTAACATTCTGCGCTGAGTTCCACATGCCCACATAGCTTACCTGCTCCGGTGTGGCTATCTTATCAAGCAGCTCCGAACTCATGCCGGGATAGTCATTAATGTATAGGCCAGACAATGGCTCACCTGTGGTGCAGCCTTTCAGTCCGATGTAGTTCTGAAGACAATTCATAAGCACAAAGTTAATTATTCTCAGCTTTGTCTGAGCCTGCTGAGGTAATGCGGAAAATCTTGCTTGTAAGTGCTGCCCATGAGCCAAGCACCTGAGCCAAAATAAACATCAGCACCGAATCAGATGCTTGTACCTGGTTAATCTTATAGAGGTAACCCACTCCCAAAAGCAATCCAATCAGCACAGCAGTAGTGCAGGTGTAGGCATACACTTGCATCCGCTTGCCGAAGGTATTGCGAATCATAGTCCGGGAATTAATCCCTTCAGCAATCCACCTACAAATCTGCCCCTCCTCTCTGCTCTCTCCGATTTGCCTGTCTTAGTGGTGGCAACTGAGTCAACATAGATAACTGATTCTGCCACTGCCTTTGTCTGAGCTTTAATGCTATCAATTCTTGCCTCGCACCGGGCAACTCTGAACAATGCTGCTGTGGTAAAATTCTCGTTGTCCTGGACAAGTTTATCCAGCTTCTGGTGTGCTTGCTTTGCGAAATACACATCACCTGCAACATAGCCAACCATGAGCAGAAGGACAAAAATTATTTCTCTTGATACGGTCATTTTTTTCTTAACTTTTTGATTTCAACCCAAATTTTTTCATAGCCAGTCATCATCCTGACTTCTCCTTTCTCATCCTCCCACAGGTCTTTTTGCATCATGCGCTTGTGGATGTCATGGATAATTACTCCCAAACGGTAGAGTAAAATTACTGCCCAGCCATGTGAGTATGCCCAGGCTTCCAGCTCGTTGTAAAATTGAATATCAGGGTTAGTCAAATTCGTAATTAAGATTGCTCCGTAGGCAGGCAAATCACCCATGAATTTGACCAGCTCAGATTTGATTTCTGTTGTCATTAGTATGTCCAGATGAGTGACTGTGGCTTCGTTGGATCACAATCAACATGGATAAATGTACCTGCAATTCCGATTCGCACAAAGCCAACCTCAAGCAATGCCTGAACAATCTTAAGCCTATTGACCGAATCATTGCAATGGATGTCGGCAGCCCAGCCTCCCAGATGTGGAGAGTTACTTACTGCTTTATATCCCTTTTTTTTCAAAGAAATATTATGAGCCTGAGTTCTGAACCCTGAGTTAATCCGGAAGGCAACACCAGCAATTTCTCTGGCCTTGTCCAGCTTAACCAAGAACTCCTCCTTCATGTTGCTTCCTGAACCAGGAGCATCGGGGGAGTCAAATTCAGAAAGCTTAAAATACTTCAGTTGCATGTTGTAAAGTTACTTAGTTCTGGTAAATTTTTTAGCAGCACTTTTTACTGACTTTTTACCAACACAGCCCCAGGCTTGTCTGCTTAAGTCATTAGGGCAATGTTTCTTCCCCTTGCATTTGGGTATCCCAGAAGACCTCGCACAGTAGGCATCGCCCTTGGCTGTGCCAGGTGCAATGGAATAGCCCTTTGCACCAAACTTAACAGTCCTGCCATTGACCTTCTTTTGAAACTTCTTCTCAGCCATTATCTGCCTTGTCCTTTATATGCCTTCTGTCTTGCTGCCTTTGGCTTTCTTGATTTACTATGCTTGCCCTCTCTGCGCTTGCCAAAGCTAATTTTAGCTACCGGAGTGCTGCCTGTCTTTGCCTTTTTCATGCTCAAATATCGTTTATTATCACTTACTTTTGTAATCCTCTATGAGCGTTGAAGATAACCTTTACACCCAGAGAAATGGAGCTGCTCCGGGTGCTTGCCAATGGCAGGCACTTCCTGAAGGATCAGGCCAACCCTAACCGCTATAAGAAGCACTGGGGCAATGACCAGCAGACAGCTGACATGCTCGGTGTCATGGGTGAGTATGCTGTCAGTAAGGCTCTCAAGATTCCAATGGATATGTCTTGCGGTCTGGAAGGTGATGGAGGCACTGACCTTATGATGGATGAGTATAACATTGATGTCAAGACCACCAAGTATAAGACCGGGAAGTTAGTCTTCAATTTAAATGATGAGCTGAAGGCTGATGTCTACATCCTATGCTGGGCAATTGAACAGGCAGCAGAGGTAATTCTACAAGGCTATATCAGAAAGCAAAGCATGGCTGCTGTCATGGTTCAGCAAAACTTAGGCTATGGCCTCCGAAATGTAATCGAGCAGAGACATTTAAAGCCTATCTCCCTACTTTTAGCTTATAGGGAAGGAAAGTAGGGTGAAAAGGTAGGGTGAAATTGTGACAAATTGGAACAGGTTGCCTACAAGTTGTAGTCACCTGGGGACAATGTGTCCCCATCATCTTAGACCTGCTCTGCCCTTCTCCTTTGCAGCCTCATACTGCTCCTGACTCACAGGCCAAAGCTGATGCCTGCAATTATAGCCTCCTCGGTAAATAAAGATGGTGCTGCTGTTAGTGCCTTTCATTCTGCCATCCCAGCCTTTTAGATTGGCCCAGGCTTTGACCTGGTCAGTGGTAAAGTATCTGCCTGACCTTGAAACGCAGAAGGCTCTGGAGTCATTTATGACAGTGCCAGCATAGAGATAATACTCTACATCCAAATCCTCCGCAATAGTCTGGATATACTCACTGTTAAAGGTCATCACAGCATCATTAGTTGTCTGCTTAATATACCTATTCAGAAATGCTGACTCCTCTGGAGTGCCTTCAATAAATCGCCTTAATGTCTTGTTGAGTTCAGACCTTGTGCCTATGCCTGCAATGTTATCCTTTAGTACTTCCTGAATTGCTGTGCCAAAGTTTTCCCTGATGCCAGCACCAAGCAGAGCATCCTTGGTTGTGGCTATGTTAGTCTCAAGGATAGCCTTATAGAGAGCCTTCTTTTCACTGAAGTCACCTAATGCCACAGTGATGTATTCATTGCTTAGCTCCGAAAGCATTTCAAAGCCCTTGATGACCTCAGACACTTGTGCCTGGTAAGGAGCATTAGTAACAATAGTGTCAGCAATTTCTTTCTTGAGTTTTATCAGCTCCTTCAATGACTTGGCTCTGTCCTTGGGATCAAGTGACAGATTAGAGGCAAGGTCAATTACCTGATCGGATAACTTGCTGAATACCCTGGGCAGAGCATCATCCATCCGGCTTTCAATTGCCAGCTGAAGTTCCTGAATTTGCTTGATTAACTCAGTAGGTGTTGCCACTATTATTCAATTTCACCCAGAAGTTTATTGATTTTGGCATTGAGTGTTTCAAAAAGTGCAGTGTTGCCTGCCTTACCTGCTCTCTCAGCAGCAAGTGATAGCTGCTGAATTGCAAGTGGTAGCTTGCCTAAGTTGTCAGCCTCCTCTGCTGCTGAACCTGGCTCAACATCATTGTCCATCAATGGCACAATTCCTGACCTAATCTGAGACTGCT